GTTTTCAAGCCGCCAAGACCAACACGCTCCACCCGATTGGGAACACCAATGGTTGCTTTACCAACCTTGGGTTTCGGAGCATATTTGTTGGTATCGAAAGAAGTGGGTGTAGCGATTTCAGGACCTTCAGGCCGGTACTCCGGGTTGTCCACCTGGGGCTCCTTGTGTCGGATCTTGGTTGGGCGGGACGGCTTCGTATCCAAGGGCATTGTTAATTACGTCTGGGGCGTTGGGGTTCTTCGTTGGATCAGCGATAGGTGCAGACAACATTTGACCAGCTTGTTTGGTAAGTTCCATACCTTGCTGCATCTGCATGTTCTGCTGCATCTCTTGCTGTTGTTGATCCATCGACTTAACAAGGTTGAGTACATCAATACCTTGTGCAGCAGCGAGGCGTTTGATGGCTTCATCAGGATTGATGAACTTCATCAACGCTTCAGGGCCAAGTGCCTGGGCAATCGTGGCGATGAAGGTCGTGAGAGATTCACGATCCTGACCACGACCAAGGGCATTGATACCAGCCACGATGGTTGGCTGCACCAGATCCTTGGGAATCCTTGGCAGCTCACCACTACGTTGAAGAACCAACAACTTACGGTTCAGATAGGGAACAAGGAATTCAACAGTCAACAGGGAGAACAATCCACCCAGCTGCTGCTCAAGTTCCATTTGTGTGAGGCGGACCTCTTCAGCAGTGGTGCGTTCGGTTTGACGAACCGTCATCACCAGGAAGGCTTCACTAATCCTCCGCTCCAGCGTTGCTGACATCTCAGCAGCTGTACGGAAGTCAGCAGTCTTGCCAACCTGAATCACACCAATGTCATCAGGCCTTCCTTGAACGATGGCACCGTTGCCTGCCTGGGCGATGGTCTGGGGTTTGGTAGTACTGGAGGGTGATACCACGAAGACCACCTTTGCAGCTGCTGCAGAGCCTTCTACGAGGGCCTGAGCGAGTGCTTCAAGGGAACGGATATCACCAAGGAACTCCTCGACGCGACCACGTCCGTAGTTCTCACCGTCAACAGTGTTGAACCTGAGGACCAACCACGGGGAAGCATCTTTGGGAGACTTACCTTCCGTGCCAGGGATGCGCTTGTCAAACGCTTCTTGATGCCACACCCAGCGGTTGTTATCAAGACGTACATGTGTGTACACCTCGACATCACCATCGTTCGTGGTGCCATTACCTCCTACATCACCAGGGTGATTAGGACGGGACTCCATTTCCGTGAAGTTACTGGGAAGGAGTTTCTTGTTAATCAGTTCTTTGGTAACGATCTCAATGACGTTGCCGTTGCCATCTCGTTCAACGACGTACCGGTTCAGTGGATAGTGTTTGAGACCTTCCTTGCCCATGTACAGCAAAGCATTGCCACCAACCACAAGGTGCTTGATAGCTTGGTGAACAGTAACACGATCACTAGAAGCAGCAATCGAATCCATCACCATCCGCTCAAGCTTGGCAAAGCTCAGGTCAAGTTCAGATCGGATTTCTGCAGGCAACTGAGTGCCAAGCTTGTCATCACGAACTTGAAGCTTGAAGAACGTGGTCTGCGGAGGAAGTAGTGCCAGCATCAACTTAGATGCCAGAGTCACCACTGCCTTAGCTCCCACGGATTGCCAAGGAGTTGGAAGTTTCTGCCAGGATGTACGACCCTCATCATTCTGGATGAGGTACGGAAGGGTTAGCCTAGAGCATTGAACAGCTACATCGAGAAACTGAGCACGGTTCCTAGTCAGGTGATCGTACCTAGTTCTTGCGTCCATTTAAGTTAACCAATATTGAGTCCCCCACCACCGGATCCACCAGTGTTGAGAGGAATACGAAGTGAAGCAATACCCTTGTTAGTCTTAAGAGTTGACTTGCGCTTGCTGCTAGCAGTCCTTACACCAGCAGTGTCATCCAAAGTACTTTTGGTAGACACAGGAGCAGGGGTGTACTCCTGAGGCTTGGGAGCCGGGGGGATCATTGCCAGCATGTCACGGTAGGCCTGTTCTTGACGGCCCATAGCTGCAGCAGCATCACGCTTTGCTTGTTCTTGTGCGTGATGTGCATTACGCTTTGAATTACCTGCACACATAATTAGTTACCTGACGATTTAAGTGGGATTCGCAACCTTTGAGTTCCCGTGTTCATTCGACGGGCAGACTGACCACTTGACATGGCAGTGTTTACAGAGCCATCAGAACCTGATGTCCGATATGAATCAGTACTACCTGGAGTAGAGGCACCTGATGGCTGCGAAGAAGGTAGCTCTGAAGTTGTATTAGATAAACCCTTTTTTTCTGCCATTATTTGAGCAAGGCCGGCAGCCATCATGCACATTTTTAATTGTCCTCATCAGTAAGACGATTAGCAATCCACTCAACAACCGACCGCTGTCCACTCTTGAACATGATCATGTTGATTGGATCATTTGGTTGTGACAGAAACTGAGGGAAGTTATCCTCCAGTTCTGCCAACAACGATTGAACAGTAAGCCCAAGATTAAGCGTACTGTGGGAGGTTTGGATTTGCATGTTCAAAGAACGCTGGCATCCGTGCTCGCTGTGTCTCAAGAAGACCTTCGGCCTTACCTGAGTACATCAACGAATCGCTTTGATCCAGCCAAAATTTTTGGTCTAAATATTTAGAGGTAGCTTTGCTGGTCAACGGCTGCATTACCCATGCAATGGTTGCCTTACGCAAGCGATCCAAAGAGGGACTGACAGTGAGGCCAAGCTCACGACACACCAAGCTATTGGCGGCAACATGTACCTGTTCATCACGAGAGATATCGGCACTTACTGTCCTGAGACCCGCGTCACCGTTAAAGCGGAAAAAGGGGAGGAGAACGAAGAAAATTGCACGTTCGGCCACCATCGCTTTGAGGACCGTGTGATCTGGATGTGCAACCCAGGCATCTCGGATCCTCTTGGCTTCCGCTTCAGCTTTCTCATCAACGCCGATAGCGTTGGCGATATAACCCAAAGCGAGGTCGTGGTTCTCCTCATCCCTGACGTTGGATTGTAAAAGATCTCTAGCTGCTTCAGGAATCTCATGTTGAAGGGCATCGTTGATAAAGTCGCCAACAGGTAGTTCCATATGACGCATAGCCAAAGCACGGAAGATCGTCTCCTCCGCACCTTCCTTTAGTTGGCCAGCTGTGGTTTGTACCGGTGACCACGTCCGTTTACGTGTAAATAGTTTCTGATAGGGGTTCATTCGCCGCAATTACAATCGGGAGCTGGATCATTAAGAAGCGACTCCAAGTAATCAGCAACGTCAGACTCATCAAGTGCAGCGTATGCATCACTCTTGTCCTGAACATCGCCCATCACTTGAAGCGAATAGTAAAGGGAGGTCTGCGGAGATTGCAGCCACTCTTCAATAAACGCTTCGTCATAGGTGATCACATCGGACCACGAGTTGAAGCTGTAACCGTGAAGAAGTCCCGTTTTATCGAGCATCGAGATGATGCCATTGACAACATTGAAATATGCATCCCAGCCAACTTCAGACGCGATCTCAACAGGACCGTAGTCAAAGCTCTGGACACCAAACGTACCGCTGTCACGGTCTACCTGGCGGGCAATAGGAGGTGCAATCTCAGGGCAGGTGGTGAACCCATCAAGGTCGGTGTAGCGGTAGCTGCAGGAAGCCGTAGGAGCAATGGCAAACGCCCGGTCCATCTTGTTGAACTTGGCGATCTCAGCAGCAGCTTGGATGCCCAGCTGAAGCTCCTTAGCGATGGCATAGGCAGGGGTATATTCCCCCTCTAATTCACCACTATTCACTTCTTGCATAGCCTTGCCAAACTCCTCGTAGCTCACACCGGAGCGACGGAGCAGGTTAGCCAGTCCGAGCATTCCCAAACCGACCTGGCGATCCGTCTCTGCAGGCAAGTACTCCCCGCTAGCTCCGACGCCTGTTTGGGCATGGAGGGCGCACAGCTGGGACATTCCGTCTGCAAATGCACGTTGAATGTCATCAATGTTGCATGCGCCAAGGTTGACATGCTGCAGAAGACAGGTTCCCCGTGAGGGCAGGTACACCTCCAAACATACGTTTCCATAAATGCGATCACCGTTGCTATCGATCTTGGTCTTATTCAGCCAGATGTCACCACGCTTGATACCAAGCAGCAGAGCATCACGAACCTGTTGATTAGCTTGGCTCCACCAGTGGGGATTGATGTTGACGCACCGCTTTACCCAAGGAAGATCAGATCGAGTAGCTTCAATAAACTCCAAGACATCAGGATGATTGAGATCAAGATGACAAACGACAGCGCCGTTCTTATAGACTCCTCCTCGTCGGAGTATTTCATTCAGGGTCGAATAGATTTTTGCAAATGACACAGGACCAGATGCAACCAGACCCTTGCCATTCTCAGCGCCTTTCGGACGTAGCTTACTGAGATGAACTGCAACGCCAGCACCAAAACGTAGAGCGTGGCTAACAAACCTCCAAGAGGCTTCAATTCCATTAGGGCCTTCCATCTCATCCTGGACAACGAATACCGTGCAGGAGACTGGAAGCCTTGACGTTGGGTCATCAATCCAACTTTGTACACGGCCAGTTCGTGCGATGAGTTCAGTCGACATTTCAAACAAGATCAATCAGATTGGGTTCGTAGTAATTAGGTCCTTTGAGGATCTTTCCATCCTCTCGATATATTGGTTCTCCATCACTGCCAAGCTTGCTCATGTTGCTTGCATGAACACGGTTGAAAGCAGTCTGCAGATCCCAGCCAAAACAAGCTGCCATCTGATGACACACATAAACAAGATCAGCCAGCTCCTTCAACAGGTGCTCTCGTGCTCGCTTGTTGGTGATGTCTTCCTTCAGATCCAGGTATGCATGAGCAACTTCAAGGTGCTCCTCATCGATCAAATTCTGCTGCAGATTCAAAGAGGAAGTCGTCAGCCCAAGCGGCAGCTTGAACTTGCTTCTGAACTCTACGGCTCTCGTCTGATACTGATCGTAGGGAGCGCAAGTGTTCAAGTTCATTGGTTAGGTAGTGAATTGCTTTGACAAGATCATCCTCAGCAGAATCTTTGAATCCTGCACGAGTGATGTATTTGATTGCATTACCAAGATGGAAGTTCAGTCCTTGGTCTCGGATGAAGTCCCAAACTTGAATGCTTCCCCTTCGGTAGTAGTTGGGGCCTTGGTCGGAGCTGGCCATTGTTTTACAAGGTTTGATAGAGAGTTGCTTAGAACAAAGCACTGATGCTGCAAAGCCATGAAGACAGTAATGATGTCTTCCTTGGAAGAATCTGGATGCCTGAGAGCATCTTCAATCTGACGCAGCTTGAACTTTTGCTCCATCGTCATCTCCACTATCGGCGGTGGGAGGGCACCAGAGCTTGACTGAATTGGACTGAAAGTCATAATTTTCAAAGTGAAGGATTTTTGCAAGGCGGGCATTTTTAAGAGCAACCTCCTCGTCGAGATCCTTCTCTGCGAATGCATTGACTACCGTTGTCCAGGTGGCACCATGTGCATCAAGTAGAGCAACAGCTCGTTTGATACCAATACCAGGAAC